AACAGGTTTTCGATGATTTTTAATGTGAAAAGCATCAACGCAGCGTCAGATGTTGCCGGAAGGGATGTGGTGATATATATGACTGCGCTGATCAGCGCAGATTGATTATGCCGGAAGGCGGTACATAGAAAGGAAAATGAACAGATGACAGCAACAGAAGAAAGACCAGCGCAGATTTTGGAACTATTCGGAGGAATAGGAAGCCCGCGATGTGCATTGCGAAATCTGAAGATACCAACAAAAGCGATCGACTACGTTGAAATTGATGAAAAAGCAGTCCGATCTTATAACAACATGTTCAGTGAAGAACTGCCATACAAAACACAGTCTGTTGTGGGATGGAATCTGAAGCCGGACATTTTGATACATGGAAGTCCGTGTCAAGATTTCAGCATAGCCGGACATCAAAGAGGGGCGGACGAAGGAAGTGAAACAAGATCGAGTTTGATGTGGGAAACGATTCACATCATTGATCAGATGGGAGAATGGAAACCGAAATATGTGATCTGGGAAAATGTGAAAAATGTGACATCGAAACATATGATCGCGAATTTTGTACGTTATCAAAAAGAGATGGAACGAATGGGCTATACAAATAATTACGATGTTTTAGATGCAAGAGAATTCGGACTGCCACAAGCACGCGAAAGAGTGTTCACGATCAGTTGCCTGAATGGTGAAAAATTTGATTTCACAAGCCTGATCAGGACGCCTATGCGTAAAATTAGCGAATTTTTGGAAGATAACAAAAATGTTCCGGAAGTATATAACGTCACACAGCCATCTGTATATAACGTGATCGGCGCGTCAGGGATAAAAAGGGCGACAGTGATCAAAGATTTTGCCTACACGATTACAACACGACAGGACAGAACGCCTGCACAGGTGATTGATTGCGGATCAGGACGATACCGATATTTGACAGAACGGGAATGCTGGCGGCTGATGGGATATACAGACGAAGAATTTGAAGCAGCGAAAGCTGTACATGAGAGAAAAGGAAGATATTACATGACACTGTATAAACAGGCGGGGAATAGCATAGCAGTTCCGATATTTGAAAGCATCTTCCGAAAGATAATTCTGGGAGAGGAGAAGAGAAAGAAGGATGACAGTGAACGTCAGGAAGGCGATGCAGGACGTTAGAAAAGCAGGGTAATATAAAAGCCCTCTGGTATGCTTGGCGGCACCAGAAGGCTTCACAGTGGCTTCAGGACGATGCCCGAAAACCATAGTACACATCAAAGATATTGTACACCGGACAGCCTGAAAAGTCAATGAATCCGCGCTTTTCTGAACTTCCTAAAACGACCTTGTAATGGATACTAACAATTCAACTAAAGGAAGTAAAGGGAATGAGAAAGAAAAGAAGGAAGGCTGTATATGTCCCTTATGACTATGAAGCAGCGTATAAGAATAGTTTGGATAAGATGGAGGAAGCAAACGAAGAAAGGATCCTGAAGGAAGGCAAGGTGAAAAGCATCTATGCAACGAAGGAGATTCGATCAGGTGATCAGCTGGAAGTGGAAATCTATCCAGAGTTTACAAAGGGACAGAAAGATCAGATCCCGGATGAAGGGAAAAGAAAAAGGCAAAGACAGGCACAGAAGAATCTGAATGATAAAAACAGTAAAAAGATGTGCGAAAGGGTGATCAGTGAGAACTTCACGGATAGAGATATATGGGCGACATTCACATACACGGATGACAATATGCCTGCTTCGATGGAAGTGGCAACGAAGAACATGCAGAACTATATCAGGCGACTGAATTACCAGCGGAAGAAGCAGGGATTGAGTAATGCAAGATATGTGTATGTCACAGAATGCAGTAAAAAAGGACGCTGGCATCATCACATCGTTATGGATGGCGATGTGGATATGGACACGGTTGAAGCAGTCTGGAATCTTGGAAAAAGAAATGAGATCAGAAGGCTTCAGAGGGATGAAAACGGTCTGGTCGGAATGGCAAGGTACATCACGAAAGAGAAAAGCAAAAAAGGAAAGTATCAAAAGACATGGTGTGCATCAAAGGGACTGCGGAAACCGAAAGAAAAAGTCAATCATTACAAAACGAAACAGAAGGATGTGGACAGGATCGTAAAAGGAGATCTGAATGTCTGCGATCATTTGATGAAATGGTATGGCGATAAATATGATTTTGCTGAAGCAGAAGTGAAATATAACACGTTCAACGGCAGGTTCTACATATACGGGCGGATGCGGTTGAGGAAAGGAACGGCACATGACAAGGGCAAGAAGTAGGAGAACAGCACGAAGAAAGATCAAAAGACTGATCAGGAAGACTTTGAAGATCGTATGTGCTGTATGGGATTTCATTGCAAGGCATCCGGCAATGCTTGCGATGCCGCTGATCATTTTTCTGCTGGTGCTGACAATACAAATGCACGAATTTGAAAAGCAGGTGCAGGCGTGGGATCAGGAGATCCGGCAGCAGCAGGAGCAGATCGAAGAATTGTATGATCGGCAGGATCCAGTGGAGCAGACAGACATGACGGATGTATATGGATGCAAAAGTCTGTACGGTACATATGATTTTCCGTGGAATACAATGTCGCAGGACTGGGGGAGCGATCAAGTGACAGGATTTTATTATCATGAAATATCTGAAGAATGCAAGGCAGCAGGCGGAGAGTTGCCGACGATCATTCAGGTATATACATACATTGTATGCGAACAGAATGGCGTCGATTATGAAATGGTTTTTGCATTGATCGAACAGGAATCCCGATGCAGATGGGACGCTGAAGGCGACAATGGAACGTCAATCGGTTTGATGCAGGTGTCGGAAAAATGGCATATGCAAAGGATGGAAGAACTGGGAGTGTATGACTTGAAGAATCCATATCAGAATGTGCTGGTTGGCGTGAATTATCTGTCAGAAATCCAGAACGATCTTCGCGGAACAGTACCAGATGAAGATCTTCCGTACTATACGCTGGCAGTTTATAACTACGGGAAGCAGGGCGCAAAAGCGAATCTGTGGGATCAGGGCGTTGTGAAGTATACATACAACACGAAGATTATGGATCGAGCGCAACAGCTGAAGGAAGAGAAAAAGAAAGTAGAGGAGGGACGCGGATGATCAGGAGCATCGAAAAGAAGATCCGGCACATGATCCGTATGATCAGGATCCGGCAATGTCATCACTGCTGCCTGTTCTGCAAATATTGGAACATATGCAAGGAGGAAGAAGAGTGAATCGAAGATACGCAAGAAGAAGCGAGGATACAGAGCAAATGAGCGTCATGGACTGGGCGCGATGGAACCAGAACGCGCATCCGGAACTGGAACTGCTGCATCATTGCCCGAATGGGGGGAGCCGCAACAAAGCGGAAGCGGTGAAATTGAAGCAGATGGGTGTGAAAGCTGGAATTCCGGATCTGTGCCTTCCGGTTCCGATGGGAGTGTACAGCGGTTTGTATATTGAAATGAAATACGATACCGGAAGACTGGAAGACAGCCAGAAGAAGATGCTGAAGGCACTGGCGGCAGCAGGACATTACTGCACAGTTTGCTATGGGGCAGAAGAAGCGATCCGGGTGCTACAAGAATATATCAACCTAAAGAAAATTGATACTGGAAACAGAGAAGATGCAATGTCAGAACAGAACCTGATGATCAGAAAGAACGGGAAAGTGAAATGTATTATTTTCAAAGAGTAGAAGAAAGATCCAAACAGGCAAGGAAAGCACTGAAGAACTGTGAACTGGCACAAAGGCACAAAAAATTCGGATTCAAGGAAGCAATGATCAGCAGCCACGGAGAATGTACCGGGTGCAGAAATCCGGATGATGGGACGCTGGATCGAAAGTGCAAGCGTTGCAAGTATAACGAATACTATGAAGCGAAGTGATTATGCTTTTCCTTGCGGCGGCTGCATATGCAATCACTGCGCGAACAATCTATACAGCGAAGATAAAACGGCAGGAGAAGCAAAGATATTTTGCGACGCCTGCGAGTGGTGCAGATGGTATGACGGAGATACGAAGAATCCGGATAAGTGGAAACAGGAATGTGATGAATATATCATCACGGAGGAACAGGCAAAAAGAAACAGAAAAAAATTCAAAATTGTGAAATAGGAGGTACACATCATGAAAACAATCGCAATTATGAACCAGAAGGGCGGGATCGGCAAAACAATGACGGCGGCTTCGATCGCTTACCTGCTGGGAGAAGAACAGGGGAAGAAGGTGTTGCTGGTCGATGCGGATCAGCAAGGCAATGTATCAATGCTGTATGACAGATATAAACCGGAAGGGATCGGGATGTCTGAATTATTGGAAAGACACAGAAGCGTCGGAGGATCTTACAAGACAACAGACCTGATCCAGACAACACCGTATCACAATATTGACATCATCACAGCAAATGGATATTTAATGCGGACTAACATGAATCTGCTGCTGAACGAAAAAGAAGATCAGATCCTTCGCTTTGCGGCTGCAATGCTGGAAGTGCAGGACGTATATGATTATTGCGTGGTTGATTGTGGGCTGCTGCTGGATATGACCGTGACGAATGTTTTGGTGGCGACAGATCTTGTGATCCTTCCGGTTAAGATCGGCGGATTTGAAATTGAAGCGATTGCGAATATGGATGAACAGCTGGAAGATCTGCGAAGCCTGAACGACCGGATCCGCATGAAGATTTTAATGACTATGCGACAGAAGAACCAGACAAGCCTTCAGGTGGAAGCATGGCTGAAAGAATCATCTGGACAGGATTGCTTCGTGACGGCTGTTAGAAGATCCATCATTGCGGAAAAGGCAACCATGCAGCGCGTACCGCTTCCGAAGTTTTCTAAAAATTGTATTGTCACACAGGACTATCGGAATGTTGTGACGGAACTGCTGAAAGATATGGAGGGATAGACATGGAAATTGATGGACAGGTAACGATCAGCCTGAAGACATTTAATCAGCTTCAGGACAGAGCAAAGCAGGCGGACGAACTGAAAAAGAAAATGCAGGATCTACAAGAGGAGATCACAGACATTATTGATCAGATCGACGAAACAGAAGCAGAACCGATCTTTCGTGAAATTGATGATAGCAATATGACGGATAGACAGATACAGAAAAGGTTCGATGAAGCGATTGCGAAGTTTAGGATCATTCTGGATCCGGAGAAGACAAAGCGTTTGATTCAGAAGTACATAGAAAAAGATAGAAGTGATTCACATGCGGATGTGAAGAACGCAAGCCGGAAGGTGCTGGAACAGATAACGATCACGATGAAAGCAGAGGAGGAATAAACATGGCAGCAGGATGGAGCGTAATGGATGCCTTAAATAAAAACAGCAAGGCAGCAGCAGAAGAGAAACCGAAAGCAAGATTCCGGACACGGGACATTAGCATCCGGAAGATTTACAGCAATGACAGGAATTTTTATTCGATGCCGGGAATTGAACAGCTGGCACAGGAGATCTTGGCGGTTGGTCTGATGGAGAATATGACAGTAGCATATGCGCCGTGTGAACGCGGAGAATATAAGATCATCGCCGGGGAAAGAAGATGGCGTGCATTGAATTTGTTACTGGAAAAGGGATATGAAGATTTTGAAACGGTGACATGCCAGATCAAAAGCGCAGCTGAAGAGAATGAAGAAATGGTACAGCTGATCATTGCGAATGCGTATCGCGATAAGACGATCGCGGACATGTTGGAAGAGGAAAAACGCCTGAAGGAATCACTTCAGTACATGAAGGATAATGGATTGACGCTTCAGGGGTACAAACTGGACAGCGGGCGTCTGCGTGACGTGATCGCTTCAATTATGAACACGACCGGAACGAAGATTGCACAGATTGAAAGTATTAACAAGCATTTGATTCCGGAATTTTCGGCAGAACTGAAAGAAGGTCGCCTGACCTTTTCGGCAGCATATGAAATTAGCGGAATGGCAGAGGACAAGCAGATGGAACTGCTGGAAAAGTACAAAGAAGACGGGCTGTCATTAAAAGAAGTGAAGCAGGCAAAGAAAGAGATCGAAGAAGCAGCAGAAAAAGCAGAGATTCCGGGACAGATGAATTTGCCGGAAGATCCGGAGGAATGGGGAAAGGAGGAAACGGCAGAGGAGCAGGAAGAAGAATGGCAGCAGGCACATCCGGAAAGCATTACATCGCTTTGCTATTCATGCCAGCGATATTCAGAATGCAACGTGAAAACAGGGACATGTCAGGATTGTGATCGTTATGTTGATAAAGCGGAAGCTGAAAAGACGCCGGAACAGCGGTATGACGAAGAACAGGCGGCAATCGACAGGGAAACGGCGAAAAAGCTGACTGAAATGGAGCAGGAAGAAAAGATGCAGAACCTGCCTTCGGATGAAAAGAAAGCGCGAATGATGCGAGTGTCAGCGGAATTATTCAAAGACATCAAAGAAGGAAAGATCCGCCACATGATTGTGAAAGAGGATCAGGCAGGATACAGAGAAAAGGACATTTTGACACTGCTTGCATTCCGTGATGGAAGATCAACAGGTGAACAGATGCGTGTATGCATCACATGCGCCGACGATGCACAGACATCCAGTGCGATCATTGAAGGATATGCTGTCATCGGGATTATGGATGTCTACGATGCGGAAGCATTGGGACTGATTGACTTGGAGGATGAAGACTGATGGCAGATAGAAACAAATTTGTAAAGCCAGAATTGAAGAAATACAGTGCGAAGAAGCTGTTGACACAGGATAGATTGATGAACGCTATGATCGGAATCAGAGAAATTCAGACGAAGCTGTGGGAAACGATGCCGGATGATCAGTACGAAAAGCTGGAACCGGAATTTGACACAGCAATCGCTGCAATGATGGCGCATATGTGCGGGGTAATGCCCGCACACGCGCAGCTGGATCAAGAAAACAGTCAAGACATCCTGATGCCTGCGACATAGGAAAGGAGAACGACATGGAAAAGAAATTCAATGAAGAAGCGTACAGAAACGGATCAGAAGTTGTCTGCGATGTCTGCGGATCTGTAATTGAACACATAAATGTGAAAACTAGAGTTATTGCAAGACAGGCGGAGGGCTTCAACGTAACAGAACAGTATTTTACCTGTCAGGAATGCGGAAAGAAATACACAGTGCTGATTGTAGACCATGAAATGCAGTTCCTGATTCAGAAACGGCAGCAGGTAGAACGACAGATCAAATTGCATAGACAGATCCGGAGCAGGGCGCAGACAATCCAGCGTTTGATCATGAAGGATGAAAAAATCAAGAAGCAGCAGGAAGAAAGAATGATTATGCTGAAGGAACAATACAAGGAGGAAGTCGGATCATGATGCAGATGAACATCGAAAGAGTGATAAATGCAACAGGATCGTTGCTGATCTGGCTTGTGATGATACTGGCAGCAGTGATTCTTGTGGGACTGATCGTAATTGCAGTAAATGCAATCGGTCAGGGTATTAAAGAAATGGACAGGAAAGGGGAAAAGAAAGATGCAGATAACAACACTTCCGAAAGATGATGTAAAAAGAGGAGAAATCTATTATATAAGCCGGGGCGGATACAACACAGGGAGCGAACAGCAGGCAGACAGACCGGGCGTGATTGTCAGCAATGATAAAAATAATAAAAACAGTCAGACGCTGGAAGTTGTATATTTGACAACGCAGCCGAAGAATGAACTTCCGACACATTGCATGATCCGATCAACAGGGCGCGTCAGCACTGTTTTGTGTGAACAGATCCACACAGTCGCTGTGGAACGCATTGGAAAATACATCGGGGTGTGTACAGCGCAGGAGATGCAGAACATCGACATAGGACTGATGATCTCGATCGGTTTAGGCGATGCGGGGGGGGCGACGAAGGACAAAACAGTTGTCACTGATCAGAAAGAAGAGAAAAAGCAGAGGAGAAAAAGACGGAAGAAAAAGTACAGACGGAAACAAATGAAGAACTGATCAAGACAAGGACGGAAAGAGATATATTCAAAAAGCTGTATGAACAGATGACCGAAAGGCTGTTAGAAAGGCGAGAATGAGCAAAACACAGATTGTACTTGCAACAGGGGAAGTATACGACGTTGAAGACAAAGGAGAAAGAAGAATACTAATTCCAGTGGGATATATAAAGCAGGAGGAAGAAAAACATGAACAAAGTGATTTTGATGGGACGTTTAACACGGGATCCGCAGGTGAGATACACACAGGGACAGGATCCGATGGCGATTGTAAGATTTACGCTTGCGGTCGATCGAAGGGGCAGAAAACAGGAAGGTCAGCAAGATGCTGACTTTCCTTCTTGCGTTGCTTTTGGAAAAAGTGCGGAATTTGTGGAAAAGTATGTGCATCAGGGAACGAAGATTGTATTGACCGGGCGGATCCAGACGGGAAGCTACACAAATAAAGACAATATCAAAGTATACACGACGGAAGTGATCGCGGAAGACATTGAATTCGCAGAAAGCAAAGCGACAGCAGAGGGATCCGGCGGAGCAGGAGGACATCAAAAACCGGATCAGACGGAAAATGATGGATTTATGAATATACCGGAAGGCATCGACGAAGAATTACCTTTCAATTAGGCGAAAAGGAAGGATGTGACGATATGGGGCTGAAAGAAGCGTTTAGAAAAGTAGGACAGGCAATCGAAGAAACAAAAATGAAGATCGGAATGAAAAAATATAAAAAAGGCGGAATTCAGATCGAAGAAAAAGACCAGAAGCCGGAAATGGTAATTCCTGTAAATGATATTTCACTACCGGAAGAAAAAAAGAAAACAGAAGATGCAGAAATCCGAAAAATCGAAGATCTTCCAGCATATGAAGACAGAAAATTCTATATTGCGGCTAAAATGCAGGTTGAACCGGAGGAAGTGGAAAAAGTGATCAGAAAAACAGAAGCAGAATGGAATCTGTCGCCGGATAAGGCAGCAGAAACATTGAAAATGATCAGTGATGCAGCCGTGAAGCTGAATATGACATTTGCGGAAATGATGGAGAATATACGGCAGGTGGCTGACAAAATATCAGAGGTTTTCAGGCGTATACATGAAAATAATACGATGACAGAAACACAGATCAGAAAAAGAGAGTTATGGCGGCGATATTATGAGGAGAAAAGCCGGATGTCAAACAATGAGCGCAGAAGGCGAGGGATTCCGATGGTAAAACGACCAAAACGGCAGCAGTATAGACCGCCGAAAAAGAAGACGACAAAAGGATAATAAAGGAAGGATGGTGTGGCAAATATGGAGCAGGAAAAGGAAAAGAATGAAGAAACCTTCGTGAAGAAGGTGGTGCAGACAGCACTGGAAGCGGAAAGACAGATCCGCAGGCAGCAGGTGCTGCACAACACACGGATGCTGATGGAAGAATACATCGAAATGAAAAGACATATTGAAAGCGCAGTATCAGAGGAAGAAGAACTAAAGGAAGAACAGTATGATGTATTCAGAGGAGAAGGCGCACATCTTGGAAGTGTTCGCAGATCAAAAATGAAGACAGCGATGATGATTGCGAATATTGACAGAGCAATGGAAGAATTGCGGGCAGAATATGAAACGAAAGAAATGGTATACAAATACGATGCCTTTAAGATGCATTATATTGATGGGGTATCGTATGAAGAGATTGCAGACATCCAGAACTGCGGAAAGAACACACCGTCCAGATGGTCAAAAGAATTGATCAGGAAAATGTCAGTGAAGTTATTCGGGATAGATGGCGTTGAAAAATATTAAAAAGAAATCCTTTTTGCTTTTCTTTTTGGGGAAAAGTTGGGGAAAAGCTGGGGTTTATATTTCAGGATTTTAATCTTCTGGACACACTTACAGCATATGAGAATATTGCACTTGCATTGTCAATCAGAAATGATTCTCCTGAGGTAATTGACAGGGCAGTAAAAAATGTAGCAGAACAGCTTGATATAACAGAGATATTAAATAAATATCCCTACCAGATGTCAGGTGGACAGAAACAGAGAGTTGCTTCTGCAAGGGCAATTATAACAAGTCCAAGTCTGGTGCTTGCTGATGAGCCGACAGGAGCTCTTGACTCAAGAGCTGCTAAGCTTCTTCTTGAAAGGTTTAATATGCTTAACAGGGAATTGCAGGCGACAATACTTATGGTAACACACGACTCATTTACTGCAAGTTATGCAAGCAGAATTATATTTATCAAGGATGGTAAGATATTCCACGAGCTTAACCGTGGCGCTGATGACAGGAAGACCTTATTTAACAAGATAATAGATGTTGTTTCATTATTGGGAGGTGACGCGGGCGATGCTCTTTAAACTATCATTTTCTAATATGAAAAAAAGCCTGAAGGATTATGCAGTATATTTCTTCACGTTAATACTCGGTGTTGCGATATTTTATCTTTTTAATGCAATCGAAACACAGACAACTATGCTTAAAATATCAGAAGACACAAGAGAGATAGTAAAGCTTATTAATACAACACTTTCGGGAGTAAGTGTATTTGTTGCATTTATACTTGGATTTCTTGTTATATATGCAAGTAATTTCCTTATGAAGAAGAGAAAAAAGGAATTTGCATTATACATTCTTCTTGGAATGGGAAAAAGGAAAATATCACTTATACTGTTTCTTGAAACACTGATTATAGG